TTGGCCGAAAAGTGCGAAATTTAATCGCAAGTGAGCGATATCAGGCTATTTTTGGGGGTAAAGACGGGGTAGAACTCTCGCAAGACTCGAAAAGCGCGGGCCGGTGGCATACGAACCACGGGGGTGAGTATTTTGCGGTGGGTGTGGGGGGTGCAATCGCAGGGCGGGGTGCAGATCTGCTGCTAATCGACGACCCACATAACGAACAAGACATCATCAACGGTAATTTGGACGTTTTTGACAAGGCGTATGAGTGGTTTACGACCGGTGCGCGTACTCGTCTTATGCCTGGAGGCCGTGTAGCCATCGTGCAGACCCGGTGGGCATTGAATGACCTGACTGGACGTGTAGTTAAAGACATGGTGATGAACGACCGTGCGGATCAATACGAGGTCGTGGAGTTTCCTGCGGTCATGGAGGTGGAAGAAGAAGTAGAAGTTGAAGACCCCGAGAATCCGGGGGGCACAATAAAGACGATGCAGGTCGTCCAAAAGTCTCTCTGGCCGGAACAGTGGCCGCTGGAAGCCCTTCTGAGAACCAAGGAGTCGATGCCTGCGTATCAGTGGTCTGCGCAGTACCAGCAGAACCCGACATCCGAGGAAGGCGCTATCGTCAAACGAGAGTGGTGGCGGGAATGGCGGGAAGAGCAACCCCCACGGTGTGACTTTATCATTCAGTCTTGGGATACAGCATTTGAGAAGACTACGCGTTCAGACTTCAGTGCATGTACGACGTGGGGGGTGTGGTGGCCCGAGCGCGAGCCAAACGAGCCAACAACGGGGTCTGCCAATATCATACTGCTCGACTCATTCAAGGACCGGATGGAGTTTCCGGAGTTGAAGCAAATTGCCTTGCAGCACTACCGCACATGGGAAGAGACGGGGATCCCGGTAAGTCTGATCGTCGAGAAGAAAGCCTCTGGAGCACCTCTTATTTATGAGCTTCGCGCGATGGGGATACCGGCGCAGGAATATACGCCGAGCAAAGGGCACGATAAAATCAGCAGGTTAAATTCCGTCGCGGATTTATTTAGGTCGGGAATGGTGTGGGCACCCCAGACGCGATGGGCCGAAGAGTTGGCAGATGAGATTGCGGCTTTCCCTGCGGGCGAACATGACGACTTGGTGGATGCAACGACACTTGCACTTATGAGATTCAGACAAGGCGGTTTTGTGCGGCTACCAAGCGATGAACCCGATCCGGTCCGTTATTTTAAGTCCCGACGTTCTACGGGGTACTATTGATGGCAACGCAAAAATTCATGGGGCGCGGGCAGCTTATTGACCGCTTGGCTGCTCAGGTAGGCAGTCGCGAGTCCGCGATTAGAATTCTGCAAGAACGTGGGCATCTGAAAGCCGACGGTAAGACTTTTACGGCGCAAGGGCAGCGTCGTAACGCCATGACAGCGGAAGAACGAGCGAAAGACAGGGCAGCGGGGCGCTCAGGGCGTCCCAAATCGCAGTATACCTATGACCCCCGGACTAACCGGGCGACGTTAAGGAAATAGCTATGGCAATCGAGAAATCGCTGTACGAAGCCCCGGTAGGACTGAGCGCACTTGCAGATCAACCGGATTTTGAGATCGAGGTTGTCGACCCCGAAGAAGTCACTATTGGTATGGGGGATGTGGAGATTACGATTTCTCCGGATGGCGCGGGGGATGATTTTGAAGAGAATCTTGCCGAGAACATGGACGAGCGGGTGTTGGCTACGCTCGCTGGCGAGCTTCTTGGGGAGGTGGATGCGGATATCCGCAGCCGCAAGGATTGGATTGATCTATACGTGAAAGGGCTGAAGCTGCTGGGAGTGAAGCCCGAGGAGCGTACGGAACCATGGCCGGGGGCGTGCGGAGTCTTCCATCCGCTGCTTATCGAGAGCGCAGTCAAGTTCCAATCCGAGACGATGATGGAGACATTCCCCGCTGCGGGGCCGGTCAAGACGCAGATCGTCGGTAAAGACACCAAAGAAAAAGAAGAAGCCGCGACACGCGTCAAGGAGGACATGAATTACGAGCTTACGGAGCGGATGGTGGAGTACCGCTCTGAGCATGAACGGCTGCTGTTTAGCTTGTGCCTTGCTGGCAATGCCTTTAAGAAAGTCTATTTCGATCCCGCGTTGGAGCGGCAGGTAGCCATTTTTGTACCCAGTGAAGATGTCATCGTGCCCTATGGGGCGTCAAACCTGGACACTGCGCCGCGTGTTACGCATTTGATGCGCAAGACCAAGAACGAGCTACGCAAGCTGCAAGTATCCGGGTTCTACCGGGATGTGGAGTTAGGCGAGCCGATGCGGGTGGTGGACTCGGTGGAAAAGCAGAAAGCGACGGAACAAGGGTTCTCGCTGGAGGTAGACAATCGGTTTCAGGTGTATGAGATTCATGCAGAGATCGACCCCGAGGAAGCAGGCTTCGAGGATAAGTACGCCAAAGACACCAACGGGGTCGCGGTCCCGTATGTCGTAACCATCGAGCGAGGAACGCAGAACATCCTTGCTATTCGCCGCAACTGGAGGCCGGATGACGACACCCGCCTAAAACGCCAGCATTTCGTGCATTACCCCTATGTGCCGGGGTTTGGGTTCTATGCGTTTGGGCTGGTTCACTTGATTGGTGGGCACGTGCAGGCGGCAACCTCTCTCATCCGTCAACTTGTCGACGCCGGTACGCTGGCGAACCTTCCGGGGGGCTTTAAGTCTCGTGGACTGCGTGTCAAGGGTGATGACACACCCATCGCGCCGGGAGAGTTCCGGGACGTGGACGTCCCAAGTGGGTCCATACGCGACAACATCCTGCCACTGCCGTACAAAGAACCTAGCCAGTCGCTCATCATGCTGCTGGACAAGATCGTAGCAGACGCGCAGCGGTTTGCCGCAACAGCGGATATGAAGGTGTCGGATATGTCGGCCCAATCGCCTGTGGGCACGACATTGGCGATTCTTGAGCGCATGCTTAAGGTCATGAGCGCCGTACAAGCACGGATCCACTATGCGATGAAGCAGGAGTTCAAGCTCCTGCGCGACATCATCCGGGATAACCGCGAGGATGAATATTCGTACGAGCCGGAAAGCGGGGATAAGAAAGCCAAGCAGTCCGACTACGACATGGTGGAAGTCATCCCCGTATCGGACCCTAATGCGGCGACCATGTCGCAGAAGGTCGTGCAGTACCAAGCAGTGATGCAGTTGGCGCAAGGCGCACCGCAGTTGTACGACCTAAAGCTCCTCCACCGACAAATGTTGGAGGTCTTGGGTATCAAGAATGCGGCAAAGTTAGTACCTACTGACGACGATATGAAGCCGGTAGATCCTGTGACGGAGAACATGAATATCCTCATGGGCAAGCCTGTGAAGGCGTTTCAGTACCAGGATCACGAGGCGCATATCCAAGTGCATATGGCAGCAGTGCAGGATCCGAAAATCATGCAGATCATGGGGCAGAACCCTATGGCGCAGACCATTATGGCGGCAGCGGCAGCACATATAACGGAACACGTCGCACATGCGTATCGTCGGGAAATCGAGAAACAGTTGGGTAGTCCGCTGCCGGATATGAAAGATACGCTGCCCCCTGAGCTTGAAGTTCAGGTATCTCAGCTTGCCGCACAGGCTGCTGCGCGACTACTCCAGAAAGACCGAGCGGAAGCTGCGATGCAACAGGCGCAACAGCAGATGCAAGATCCGCTGGTTCAGATGCAGCAAAAAGAGTTGGCGATCCGCGAGAGAGAAGCCGCAACGAAGGAAAAGAAGGTCGTCATCGATGCCGCTGCTAGGGCCGATGAGCTTAAGTTGCGGGAGAAAGAGATCATTATCAAAGCGGCATCTGAGGCTGATAAGGGGGTTCGTGAAGAGGTTCTTAGTGGGCTGAAGATCGGCGTGGATATCGCCAAAGCACGAAGCCAACCTAAATCCAAACCTAAAGGCGACTAATGGACGCTATTGAACTGCTCCTTAGCAAAAACGCAGAGGAGCGCAAACGTAAAACTGAGTTTTTGGTGGCGGGGACCGCCAAGGACTACGCAGAGTACCGACACATCTGTGGGGTTATCCGGGGTCTTGACCTTGCAGATGAACATCTCCACGACCTCGCAAAAAGGATGAATGACGATGACGACGATGACAGCCCTTGAGCAAAAATGGGCGCAAGAGGAAGTCGAAGCAGCAGAGAAAGCCAAGCAGTTGCCTGACCCAGCGGGATATCACATCCTATGTGCCGTACCCGAGATAGAGCGCAAGTACGAGAGCGGACTCATCAAGGCGGATACCACCGTGCATTATGAGGAAATTCTCACCACGGTATTGTTTGTCATAAAACTCGGCCCGGACGCATATAAAGACACTTCCAAATTCCCTACTGGCCCATGGTGCAAAGAGGGCGATTTCATCATCGTCCGATCCAATTCGGGTACTCGGTTGGACATTCATGGCAAGGAATTCCGAATCATCAACGATGATACAGTGGAGGCAGTCGTTCAAGACCCGCGTGGAATCAGGAGAAA